CGTTTCGGGCCTCTTCGAGAACACCCTCAAGCTCACGTTGTACATGTCGTACGCAGCTGCTGAAACCTACGCAACGCTTAACGCGCTGGTGGGCACACAAACAAATGTCAGCGTGACAGCCAACACCGGCAGCGTTTCGGCAACCAACCCCAAGTTCACCCTCACTGGTGCATTCCTCAAGGAACTTCCACACATGTGGTCACTTGGCGAGTTGTCAGTTGTGGACGTTGAGTTCCACGGCGGCGTTTACTCAGCAGCAACAACCTGATCTAAATAAAGGGCAACCATGAAACTGAAAATCAAACTGGACATGGGCGAAGGCCCATTTGAGGTAGAAACAAACCTTTGGGTCATTACCCAATGGGAACGCAAGTTCAAGCGTAAAGTATCTGACTTTGCAAACGGCGTCGGCATTGAAGATTTGGCGTTTATGGCTCACATCGCTTGCCAATCTGTAAACATTGTGGTTCCTGTCGCTCTTGATGACTTCATCAAGAAACTTCAATTGCTTGAAGTTGTTACCGAGGCGGACGATATAGAACGCCCTACCGAACCGGCACCTACCGCCGGTCTCTAGCAGAAGTTCTAGTTGCAACAGGCTGGTGGCCACCTGCAATAGACTTCGATACAACAGATCTAGCCACCGTGGTTGAGGTCATCAACGAAAGTCGCAAATGACACCAGAAACGTCAATTCAAGTTAGGGGCCTCAAGGAAACCCTGAATGAGTTGCGTAAGGTTGAGCCGACCATTCGTAAAGAGCTGACAAAGGAAATCAAGGGTCAAGCAAAGCCGTTGGTTGATGCAGCTCGAGCATTGGTTCCGTCATCGCCCCCATTGTCGGGCATGACTTCTGGACGGTGGGCATGGTCTAGTAAAGCCAAATCTCAAATCGCTATCAAAATGGGTGGGCGTTCACGCGGTCAGCAATACACCATTTTGTCGTTGCGCCAAAACAACCCAGCGGGAGCCATTTTTGATATGGCAGGTAAAAAGGGTGGCAAAGACGAACGCGGTCAGCAATTCATCGCCAATCTTGCTGCACGTTTCGGTGCCCCTTCACGATCAATGTGGCCAGCTGCTGAAAAAATGCTTCCCGAAATTGGTCAGGAAATAACTGCCACAATTGACGATGCACTGGGCGAAATCAATAGGAGAATTGTTCAAGCATGAGCATTGTTATTCCAATCCTGACCGAACTGAAATCCGAAGGCATTGACAAGGCCATCACTCAGTTCAAGAGCCTTGAAACCACCGGACAGAAAGCCCAGTTTGCTATTAAGAAGGCGGCTGTGCCTGCTACGGCGGCGTTGGCGGGCGTTGGTGCAGCATTGTTTGATGCGACTAAAGCAGCGATGGAAGATGAGGCTGCACAGAAGCAGTTGTCAATTGCGTTGAAGAACACCACGGGTGCTTCTGATGCGGCGGTGGCTTCGGCTGAGGATTGGATTTCGGCGCAAGGTCGAGCGCTGGGCGTGGCCGACGATGATTTGAGACCGGCGCTGGCGAAACTATCTAGGCAGACGCATGACGTGGCTGAGGCTGAAAAGGCTGCCAGTTTGGCTATGGACATCAGCGCCGCCACAGGGAAAGACCTCAGCACTGTTTCTGACGCGCTTGCTAAGGCTTACGGCGGCAACCTCAATGCACTTTCCAAGTTGTCTCCTGAGTTGAAGGGCATGATTAAAGACGGCGCATCACTTGATGATGTGATGAAAACTTTGTCGGGCACTTTTGGTGGTGCAGCAACCGAAGCCGCAAATACAGCACAAGGCGGATTTAAGCGCCTGAAGTTGGGGCTGGACGAAACCAAAGAATCGATCGGTGCAGCTCTTATTCCTGTCATCGATAAAGCCATGCCCACGCTGTTGAAATTGTCGGATTGGGCGCAGGCACACCCTCAGGCGTTTACAGCAATCGCCGCTGGTATCGGCGCTATCGCTACCTCGATCATTGCCGTCAACTTTGCTATGGCTCTCAACCCATTCACGCTTATTGCAGCTGGTATTGCAGCACTTGGCGTGGCCGCTGTTTACGCGTTTAACAAGTTCCAATGGTTCCGCGACGGAGTTGAAATGGTTATCAACAATGTCATTTCAGGTATCAATGTCGTTATTCGTGGTCTCAACCTTTTGCCAAAGGTAAACATTCCAACTATTGGGCATGTTGATTTTGGCAAGATTTCTACTGGATCATCGTTTTCGGGTGCTGACATCAGCAAGTTCCAGAACGGTATTCCTGCTATGGCTGACGGGGGCATCGTCAATAGCCCAACGCTTGCATTGATTGGTGAACGTGGCCCTGAGGCTGTTGTGCCTCTTAACAGGGCTGGCGGTATGGGTAACACCATCAACATCAGCGTCAACGGCGGAGACCCCAACGCTGTCGTAGCTGCTTTGCGGTCATATATGCGTCAAAACGGTGCCGTACCAATTCGAGTGGTTTCCTAATGGCACAAAACTACAAAGTTGAGTATTACGCATCGTCAACATGGACAGCCCTCACAGGCGTACAAAACATTGATTTGCGCTGGGGACGCCAAAAAATTACCGATGTTTACTCACCCAATACAGGCACAATCCGCGTTAAATCACCAAACTATTTTGCTTCGCCCATTACTGCCTTAGTGCCCGGCACACAAATAAAAATAACTAATCAAACAACTAGCCAAGAAATCACCACTATGTACCTCTCAAATGTCGAGGTTGAATATGGGATTCCTTATGTGGCATCACAAGGGCAAGCGGATTACATCACTCTTAGCGTTGAAGGTGGTTTTGCAAAAATAGGTCGTGCCCAGGGCAACAATTACGCAATGGCCGCAGGGCTAATGAGCACCCAATTATCAACGGCTTCTACGCAAACAGGCGTAACCATTGGTGTTGATTCATCAAACAGCACCGACATGTTGGTAGGGGCTAGCACCGTGTCAGGCTCATGGGGAGATTGGTTAAACACGTTTCTAACCACAACCGGCTCGCGTTTACAGGATTACAACTCGAACCCAAACGTCAGTTATAAATACGCAATCGGTACTGGACTTAACTTTTCAGACACCACCAATGACGCAACCAACAAAAAATACAACGTCCTCAACTTTGGCAGTCTTGTTGACAACTACTACACACAAGTCGAAATAGATCCGACAGGACTTGCAGCTTCCATTGTGCAAACAGGTTCGGCTCCGTATCGAACTTTAAGACTTTCCACTTTTAACCCTGATTCAAGCCAAGCGACCGACCTTGCTAATTATTATTTGGCGGCTTTAAGCGCAACAAATGTGCAGCCAATTTCTATTTCAATGTTGGCCGAAGCACAGGCTGTAAACAATCTGGACTACAACTTTTTTGGTCGCACAAATAACCGCTCGACTTTGACGTTTCGTGGCACTACGCAGACGGTGATGGTTATTGGTGGTTCAATGTCGGCTACCCCTGAAAGTATGGTTATGACTTGCTATTTGTCAGGTTTTAATAATCAGAACTTTTTTACATTGAACAGTTCAGTTTTCGGTACTTTGGATTACAACAGATTGGGATTTTGATTATGGCTATTAAGACGTTTACGACGGGTGAGGTGTTGACGGCTTCGGATACGAACACTTACCTCGCCAACTCAGGACTGGTGTATGTCAGCACCACAACTATTGGTTCAGGTGTCACAAGTGTTCCGGTTGCCAATTGTTTTTCAAGCACTTACGACAACTATCGAATAATTATTAGCGGTAGTTCATCAAACGGAACGGCTTCACATTCAATCCAATTATCTGGGACAAGTGCGGGATACTACGTTTCGGGGCATTATTTTTCGTGGGGTTCCGCTTCTGCAACGGCGTATGGCCCGCCAGTTCAAACAGTTTGGTTTGTCAGCGTTAATAACTTGGCTAGTTACGGCACCCAACTTGTTTTAGATGTTCTCAATCCTTATGTTTCATCAAGAACAGACGGTTGGGTATTTTCAACTTCCGCAAACGGAAGTGCCAATTTTCAACTTTTGAATTCAACCGTTGCGTCATCAACTGGTTTCACTTTGGCAAAATCGGGAGACACAATGACCGGTGGAACTATCACCGTTTATGGATACCGAAAGGCTTAATGATGGCTAATCCTTTAATTGCGACTAATGATGAAATTCGTGAAATGACTGACGAGGAGTACGCGGAGTATTTAGAGGCGGTGAAATATGCGCCGATTTCTAGCACTGACCCTGCTGAGTAGTTTTGCGTTGGCTGCGTGTGGGGACACCTACCGCTACCCATGCCAAAACCCAGCCAAAGCCAACACCCCCGAATGCAGCTGCACAAACCCCGATACGCCACGCACCAAAAACAAAGCACTAAACGCCATCGAATCAGGGGCAACCACAACCACACTCCACCTACTTGCAGGATTTGATTGCTAATGGCCTTACGCCCACGCCTCACCAATGAACAAATAAAAGCCCGCCTAATCCTCGTAGTCGGCATCGCTATATCACTGGCATTTATCATGACCGTCGGCACATTGCTTTACGGCCTTCTATTTGTCACCCAGCCACTAGCCCAAGCCCCCAACGATGTCGAAGCATGGAAAATCCTTTCCCCACTCACCCTCACCATGTCGGGCGTCCTTGCCGGTCTACTCGCCGCTAATGGCCTCAAAGACAAACACCCGAAAGACCAAGAATGATTGCATCAGCCCAATACAGCGTTGACGGCACAGCCGTCAAAATAGCGGCAGCAGCCGACGGCTACCGAGATGTGCACGTTCACGTCGTAGGCAACGCCGCGGTTTATATCAACGGCTCCAGCGCAGTCACAACATCAACAGGCTTTTACCTTGACAAGGGCGCAGGCCCACAAGTGTTCCACATCGGCCCACTTGAAGAGCTGTGGGGCATTGCTGGCGGAACCGCCCAAACCGTCACCGTACTCATCACAGGACCATAGGAGACCCAATGGCTCGACCATACACAGGCAACAAAGACGGCGTATCCAAAACAGGCAAACGCCCCGGCACGCAACGCTTCGCAGAACTATGCAACCACCGCTTCGGAGCACGCAACCTCGGCACATTCATCAACCGTGCAATGCGCTCCGACCCGACCCAACTTTCAGTGCACGCCACAGGGCGCGCCATTGACGTTGAAT